CTATTCTCGATGTGCTACAAGGCGCGGGAAAACCTCATCAAACCAAGTAGTGGTATTCTACTACTTATCCACACTAGGATGGTAAAACTGAACCTAGTTAGACTGAGTACTCATAGGCTTCGTAACCTATTGATTTAGACCCAGCTCTACCTGATTTATCTACTTTTATGTCTCTTCACAGATGGCAAGAACTTGAGACCAGATTTAAGAATTGGACTCGTTCTAATAATTATAAAAGTTTAGACCCAGAGCGAACGCTCTTTATTATGAAGCAAAGTATATTTGGACTTCCAACTTATGCTACTGTTCCAGTTTTCGAAAGATTATTCGGACCAGTTGATCCTAAATACATGATCGATGATATTAACTCCAAGGTAAATGAAATTCGATCAAACTATTCTTTTAATTTAGAAAGGGAAGTCCAACCTGCTATTAACATGGAATTGATGGCTCAAGCAGTTGAAATAACCTGCCACCAGATGATGCTTACTAAAGATAAGCTCAAATCATTCCAACCTGTTCATCCTTCTGATCTTAAAGGTAGTATTCCACTTGACACTTCAAGCGGAGCACCTAATTACATCACCCCAAAAGAAGAGGAATTTGATAATGTATGTAACTATGCTATTGCGATCTTTGAAAATACTCTAAGGTTACCAAAAGTAAAAGATTTCTGGCCTGTTACTATCAGATGGCGTACGCAAATGCGTGAATCCGGAATTAAATTTCGAATTATTGCTGTCTTTCCTATGGTAGTTACCATTCTTGAACATTGCTTCGCCAAGCCATTCTTTGACTATTTCGAAGGCCTTAAAGGTGACAGAAGGAACTGGTATTCTTTCGGCAACTGTTGGCTAGATAACAAACAAGTCTGGCTTGAACTCCAAAAATATAAAAGTACCATTGAATTAGATTTTAATCTATTTGATTTAACTGTATTGCAATTTATGATTTGGTCATTTTACCAAACATTAGAGAAATTCTTGATTCTAACGCCGATGACAAAAGCTATTTTCAGATGGCTTCGCGATTATCACATGCATGCAGTAGTACTCAACTCAACTGACCGTAAAGTTAACATCATCGGAAATAAAATTAATGGTGTATTATCCGGCTCAGTATTTACTAATTTCTTAGATACATTTGTTAATATGTGTATCATAAACTACATCTTTCTTTGTATGCGTAACAAAGACTATAGAATTGAAGCTATGGGTGATGATGTTTTAATTGGAGTTAACTCTGAACCAAAACAGAC